GGCCTCGGCGATGAGGCCGGCACGCTGCTCAAGCAGCTCCTTGGTGCTCATTGCACACTCCTCTTTGCCAGCTCGAGACGCCGGCGAAACCAGGGAAGCACCGCGTGTCCACGCAGTGCAGCGGAAGTCTGGGGGTAAGCAGGCTCCTGGACGATGGAGACTTCCACCAAGTCCACGTCCAGGAGAGTTCGGTGCAGGACGCCATCACGGCGGTCCCATTCGTCCTCGCGGGACCTGAAGCCAAAGCTCATGCTGCCATCCAGCACGCCATCGGCCATCAGGGTCGCCACGTCGTTGCCGTACGTCGTGTCCGGCAGTCGCAGCTCAAAAGCCAAGCCCTTCGCGTCCTGGCGGAGCGTGAGGGTGTCAGGGGTTCTGCCCAACGGCCAGGAGTCGTCGTGGCCGTAATAGGCCCACACGCGGTTCTCGCGGAGGCTCCTCGAGAACGCTCCGGGCTTGATTCGTTCCACAAACGCCCCGCGAGATGAGGCGATGGGCTGGCTCGGTGCGTCGAACACCGCGGCGTAGCCGCTGACGGTGCGGCCCTCAACCGCAGCCTCGCTGACGCGGCGCGTCTCGACCAGGCGGCGGTTCGATTCCGCCACACTTCTTGACAAGTGCGGAGGTCTTGTATCAGAGCTCAAGGTCTTCCTCCTCCTCCTCGTCCTCTTCGTCCTCCTCCACCAAGGTGTTGGCAGGCCGCAGCACCTCGTCGCCACCTTCCACGGGATTGAGGCCGAGACGCTCGCGGGCTTCGTTCTGCGTGAGCAGGCCCACCTCGACAGCGCTCCGCAGGCTGCTTACCTGGTCGGCGAAGCTGCCCTTCAGGAGGTCGCGGGTGTCCCAGCTCAGGAACTCGCCAGGGCTGAGCAGCTTGCGGCGCACCTCCTCGGCCCAGACAGCAGACCAGTGAGCCAGGCAACCGTCCCAATAGGTGCGGGTCAGTTCCACGATGCTGGCAAACGTCGCGCGGCTGTGGTCGCTCAGGTAGACCACCGGAACGCCAAACAGCCGGGAGACCTCCTGAATGGAGAACTCTCGGGCTTGCTGCCACATCTGGTCTTCGAGGGATTGGTTGATCCGCTCGATCTTCATGCCCTCGCCCAGCACCAGCGGCTTGCCGGCGTTCTGAGCGCCGGCGTGCTTCTCCTGGTAGCTGTCGGCGATGGACTGCACAGCCGCCGGCGACAGGTTGCCGGGGTGGACAAAGGCCAGCTTCGGCACGCCTGCGTTGGCGTACAGACGCCCTCCAGTCCGCTCCATCGCCTTGATGAGGCCAAGGGCCTCGCGGGCCTGCCGAATCGGCGAGAGACCCCACAGGCCATCGCTGCCCGGTGCACGCAGGTGCAGCACGTCCTCGGGCTGCAGCGTGCCCAGCTCGCTGTGGCGGTAGGTCACGGTGTTGCCGTCCACCACCATGCTCAGCTCATGCGGCAGCAGCGGCACCAGCTCGAGCAGGTCTCCCCTGCCGTTGCGGACCACCTGGGCGAAGGCGTTGCCGTACCGCAGGCACTGGGCGGTCATGGTCCGCCGGAACTCCATCGAGCCCATGTAGCGGTTGGGATCCATGCCCAGCACGTCGTTGACCTGCGAGCTCACCGGCTGCATGCCAGTGGACCCCTTGGTCATCACCGACACGGGCAGGCGGCCCAGGTCGTTGGAGATCATGGTGACGGCGCGATAGACCGAGACCAGCCCCCAGCAGGTCTCCTCGGTCACACGCTCTCCGCTCGAGGGCGGTGGCTCGCTAAGGAACAAAGCAGAAGCAGCCCCCGACTGGAGGCCGAACGCCCGCCTGGCGATATCAAGGATTCCCAGCTGCCTACCGCCTAGCCACCCGCTAGCCCACACCAACCCCCGTCTCGTACATCGAAGGCGCGGTGCCTTGCGACAACGCCCAGCTATGCACCGCCATCATCCCCGCTATGAGGGGATCAATCAAGCCCCTGCTGTGCGCCTTCGTTGGCCTGACGTTGCCGGCGTCATCGGTCTTGCAGACGGCGTTGGCGCAGGCCATGCGAAGGATGGGGTCATCGCTGTGCCTTAGTCGCCGGCCCACCCACAGGTTCTGCCATTCCTGAGCCGCCGGCCCCATCATCGCAATGCCCTGCCCGTGCTCGTAGACGGGCAGCCCATCCGCCTTTAGGACCTCGCAGAAGTACGAGGACATCCACGGATCCACCGCTACCTGCTGCACCTGGTACGTCTGCGACAGCCTGCGGATGTCCTGCCGGATGGCCTCCCAGTCAATCTCACGACCCTCGCTGAAAGTCAGCCGGCCCTCCGCTGCCCACCTGCCGAAGGGCATCTGGTAGGTAATCTCACGCTCCTGAGCGTGCTCGCGGGGGTAGTAGTAATGCCCCTGCAGGTGCACCACGCCGTCCGTGGTTGGCCGTGCAAGCACCACCGCACTCATATCGAGGCTCTTCGAGAGGTCCACACCCATCCAGACCTTGGACCCTTCAGGAACGCTGGAGGGCTCGGTGATGGCGTCCCAGTGCGGCATCTCGAGCCATCGCCCCTGCTGGTCCACGGGCCTGGCCAGATGGAACCGCGTGAACGCGGTGCGGCCCATCGGGGTCAGCTTCATGCTCTCCCACTGCCGCTGCAGCACCTCGAGCTTGAGGGCCGCACCAAGGCTCGGGTTGGCCTTCCCCCAGGTGCTCTCGTCCTCGATCTCGTCCTCTTCGTCTACCCCGTAGATGAACGCTTGGCGGTCGTCGAGGTTGACCGCTCCCTCAAGCATCTGCTCACACTCCTCGACCAGCCTCGGGTAGTAGAGCTCGGGGTTGTTGCCGGGCGTGGTGATGATGACGCCCAGGCCGTCCTCCCGTCCGATGGTCGCAGTCACCATCTTGTCGATGAACTGCCCCCGCCACTCCGCCGCCTCGTCCCCGATCCAGAGCGACGGGTTCAAGCCGTCCAAGCTCTTCTCCATCGCGGTCTGGGCGCTGATGTCGCCGGCGTCACACTGGATCCGGTTGTGCTGGATCGTGGTGCGTTTGCGGCTGTCTCGAGCTGGCAGGATGGGGCGGGCCATCGTCTTGGCGTAGTCCATCAGGATCTTGGCCTGGTCCGCCTTGTTCGCGATCACGTTGACGGACACGGAATCGTCAGGGCGCCCCTGGCCGATCAGGTGGTACAGCGCCAGCCCCGCCATCATCGTGGTCTTGCCGTTCTTGCGAGCGACCTGCAGCACCGTCATTCGAGTGCGTGGCGTGCCGCTCTTGAGCCTCCAGCCGATGCTCGCCGCAAGCACCCACTGCTGCCAGGGCAGCAGGTCCCAGCTGCGGCCCGCGTGACCTCCGACCAGCCGCAGGTTCTGGATGAAGTCCACGCACCGCTCGACCTCCGCCCAATCCATGCGGATGTCCTTGCGTTTGAGGTCGGACTGCCACCGCTCAGCAGCCCGCCGGATCCAGTGATTGGACGGGACCTTGCCGCTCAGGATGCCGCGGACGTGAGCCCCGATGGTGCGGCGGGCAGATGTTTTTCGAGTCTGGCGGCGGATATTCAGGGCACCCCCCCCCTCGCAGACCGGGGGGGTATGCCCCCCCTGCCGTGCTCGGCGTCGTGGCACGCCTTGCAGAGGGCCTCCAGGTTGCTCAGGTCGTACGCCAGCGCGGGTGCCTGCCTGATGGGCACCTTGTGGTGCACGTGCTCACTCAGGGCCTCTCCGCACCGCTCGCACAGCGTGTGCTGCCTGCGGTAGGCCCTGCTGAGCTCAAACCATCGCCTGCTCGCATACACCCTGTCATCAGCAGGCAGCAGCTTGGGCAGCTGTGCCCTACGTGGTCTCAGCTTGGGCACTGCCAACGCCGGCCTCCTTGCATGCCTCCACCATGTGGGGCAGGTCCTCTGCACGCACCAGCAGCAGCCATGGCTTGCTGTCTGCCTTCACCAGCACCGCCGGCACCCTGCCCCTGCGGGCATCTCTGGATGCCTGCTCCATCCAGCGATAGATGGAGATCTCCTTGCGGCCCTTCACCTCCCAGTGAATGGGCACGTCTGGCGTACGCACGTCGCCATCACTGCCCAGCCCTTGGAACTGCTGGCACCGCTCAGAGTTGGCGAAGCCAATCGTCCTGAGCAGCTGGGCTGCGAGTCTCTCTAGGCGCGCCCCCTTGGCTCTGCTGTCCACCACCGTGGATCCTCCTGTGGCAGGGCGAACACAATGCCCTGAGGTTGAAGGCCGGTTCTTCACCGAGCTTGTCTGGTGTGTACGCAACGTGATGCACCTCGGTCGCTTCCCGTTCCAAGCAGCCCTCGCACAGGCCGCCCGCTCTACGCAGCACCTTCCACCTCATGTGCCGCCATGCTGGGTCCTGGTAGGGGTCTTGGTAGCCCTGCCCGTCCCCCTTGTTCCCGTTGAAGATCCGCCGGCAGAGTGCTGCCGCCGGCCTGTTGGCTCCACTGCTGGCCCGAACAGCCTGCTGGAACTCGTCTGCAGTCCACTGCTCGAGCAGCGTGGCCAGTTGATCGTGCGGCGGGTCAACCCCCGCCTGCTGCAGCAGTCTGAGCGCTTCCCTGCGTTCCATCGACCTGCTCCGGTAGGGATCCGTTGGTCTCATCGCTCAGCGTCCGCAGCTGAGCGAGCACGTCCGGGTTCCTCCCTGTGCGGGGGGTGCTGCCTCGCAGCACCTCACGCATCGCAGCCCCAGGCGAGAGGCCGCCCCCCTCCCCTCCAGAGGGGGGGGCGTCTGCTCGCCCTGTCTGTCTGTTTCTTTCTCTGTCTGTCTGTCTGTCTGTAGCAGAACCAAGCAGCTGCTTAGATCCTGCTTGTTTCGCGGAAGCAGAACCGGAAGCAGAGCGCTTAGCAGCCTTGGCCAGACCACCCGCCCTGGCACGCTCCTCACGCATCCGCCGGCGTTCCTCCGCCTCGCCATTCCGGGTCGGGAAGGTGACGCCGCCCTTGCCCACCTTGGCCCACCCCACCGCCTCCATGGCTTTGATGAATCCCTTTGGGTAGCCGTACCAGTCCTCCAGCTGCTCTGGGGAGGCGGTCAAGGTCTCCGTCTCGAGCTCCATGCACCGGCTCCAGATGTCGTGGAGCATGCCCACCACAGCGAACACGGAAGTGCGTCCGATTCCAAGTTGGATCTTGGACGCTATGGCGAGAGTCCGAGGGTCCTCCGCCTTCCGGGTGTCCATGGGTATCCAGGTCACTCGCGTCCCCCCTTCTGGCGGCGCTCCACTCTGGAGAGCGCCCATTCCTCGGATCGCAACACGGAGGCAAGGTCCTCCTGCAGGGCGCACACCCTGTCCAGGAGGAACACAAGCTCCGCGTGGCAGCACCCCTGCCCCCGCTGGGCAAGGTCCTCGCATCTACGCATCAGTGCCCGCTGCTCGAGCACGCTCAGATCACCTGGGCGAGCGACGCGCTCGCCAGGGCCCTCCCGCCGGCCCGCCTGTAAGCCGGGGTGGGGTGAAAAGCCGGGGGGCGCAGGAGCCCCGCCGGCCAGGGGAGAAAGAGCATCAGAAGGGCAGGTCATCTTCGTCCGCCTTGTCTGCGGCAATCGCAGCGTCGGCGACGGCCTGGGGGTCTTCCTCGTCCTCGGTGAGGCCGCCGATGTTCCACCCCCTGCCGGTGGCCAC